CCAGCCAGGAATTAACCGAAATCGTCAAAAAGAAATTTGATCTTCGTCCGGCCGCGATTATCGAAAGACTTGATCTACTCAGGCCCATATTTAGAAAAACCTGTAATTATGGCCATTTTGGCCGGGAATTGCCGGAATTTGCCTGGGAAAAAATTGATAAAAATATCTGGAAATAGTAATAAACTCCTTGACAAACACCTTTTCAAGTGTTATAATATTGTTAAGAGAATAGGAAAGGAGAAAAATCATGGATAGAGTAGAAATTCAATTTGATACAGCAGTATATTGAAATTGTGAAAGAATTGATACTAAGTTTATTGTGTCCATTTATCCATCAGCATATTAGGAGAAAGGATAAAGAAATGATAGAATTTGAAGTAGGACAGAAAGTAGAATATTCAGAGGGTGAATTTGTAGTTATAGAGAAAATACCTGCAAATCCAGGATATTTCAATTATGTTTTGAGCAGACCAAATACTAATCATGTAAAAATGGGTGGGACTGTGCTCAATACGCTTATTGAAAAGGAAAAATCCAGGAAACTTCTAACAGGGGTTCCTTTGAAGAAGTGGAGAGCCAAGAGAAATAATTCTAAGGCGTTAGGACTTCCGGTAGATGAAGAAGTCAAAGCGTGTGATACTGAGTTGTATTTTTCCTTGGGCTTCTATGCTAAAAATGGCACCTTGAATATAAGAACTGTTTCAGAAACAGATAGAAACACGGACAGAGATTATTATATGGCTACCGGAGAGAGGTTAGCAGATAATAACTATTTTGTTGATAACACACCTTCAACACGGTCAACAAAAATGTGGTTAAATATATCATCACTTACAGAAGATTTGAAAGAACGTCTTTTCGTTCCAGAGAATACAGAGGGTAATACGTTTGTGGGTGATAAGTTTTACAATAATTACTGGATTTGGCAGCTTATCAGAGATTTTGGTTTCAGATTGGGTCGCCAAGATGTTGAGCTTATCCTTGCTCATATATATTCGCCAGAAAACAAAGAAGATTTCATGAAAGGATATGATTATGAGTGATTATGATGATTACCCAGATTGGAAGGAAGATGTATGGTGTGAGGAAGATTGGGCGGATTTTTTAGGATGTGAAGTTGATGAATTAGATTATGTGATGGAAAACCAAATGGATTAATTTTTGAAAGGAATAAATTATGGATGGTAGATAATGAATGCATGACGCATATATTTTAAACGGTGATTTTTATAAGATTTGTAGACACTTCAAAGACAATTCAATAGATTTAATCGTAACCGACCCACCTTATCCCCAAGAGTTTTTACACGTTTGGGGTCAACTCGGAGAAACAGCAGCCAGAATTCTCAAGCAAGGTTCATATTTAGCTACCTATTCAGGGCAGCTTTATTTGGATCATGTTATGGCAGAATTAGGCAAACATCTCAAATATTGTTGGATATTTTCAAATAGGCATAAAGGGCAGACACAGATCGTGCATCCCCGTAATGTCATTTCATGCTGGAAACCAATATTGGTTTATCGAAAAGGTGTTCCAGGTAAATTTGAAAGGACAATGCCAGATGAATGGGACAGCATTCAACGTGAAAAGAGTTTACATGAGTGGCAACAGAGTGAAACAGGAGCGGATTTCTGTATCAATCACTTATCAAAACCAGGTGAGGTTGTGCTTGACCCATTTGCTGGTAGTGGAACAACTCTTGTGGTTGCAAAGAAGTTAGATAGAAAAAGCATAGGAATAGAACTTGATGAAAAATATTATAAGATAAGTAAAGAAAGAGTATCAGGTGTGAAGGAGCGTACATTTTCTGAAATTTTCGATTTGAAAAATGATGTAATAAAAACAAGAAAACGAATGAGGACAAAACCAAATAAATATAAAAAACATTCAGAGAGTTATGAAGGTATTTTTAAATAGGAGCAATATGTTAAGACGTGATAATGGAACAAAAGACAGGCAGCATCAGATTTATGGTGACTATTCAGCCGTACCAAATTTTCATCATAGGTTCTTACCTAAGAATTTTTCGATGTCAGATATTGATAGTGTTGAATATGAGTTCATCAATAATAAATTGGTTATGTATGCCATATTTGAACAAAAATTGTATTTGAAGGCCAAAGAGGTTAATAGACCGGAGTTCAAGACAATATATGATAGAACTTTTTATAAAGGTAGCAGTGGTAATCTTGCAGTAGAGCAAGCTAAACTCAACAATTGTCCGTTGTATCTGATTGTTTATGATATCGCTGATTCATTGAAAAGAATATACAGAGATAGTAACATTACAATAGGTGAGGCATCCAGGTTTTATAATGTTAAAGAATCCAGGAAGCTGTTGAAAGAAGTTTATGTTTATAAAATCAAAACATCTTGGAATGATTGGTTACCAGAATACTATGATTTCATGAAATGGGAAAAATATACTGAGCCAGAATTTGTTCAGTTTTTATATAAAATACGTGGAAAACGATTACACTAAAAAAAAGTGTTTACTTTTTTACTACTTTGTGGTAAAATATTACATATTTCAAAAATAACAGGAGGAAAAATTTGTGAGTAAATGGATTAACAATGATCTTTTTGGTGACTTCCAGAAGCAGAAAAAGATTGAAAAGGAAAATCCCAGGCAGTCAGGCGGTGTGAGGCGTTCTGAATTAGTTTGGCAAACTCCGGCCAAAGGTACGGAGACAGTAGCAAAAACATATACAGGAAGGTTTTTGTCAGACCCTAAAGGTATGTTTTATAAGGAATATTTTTATCACATGTATAGAGCTGGTGATAAATGGATATTCGTTATTTGTCCAAAGACAGAAGGATTTGATACTTATTGTCCGTTCTGTAGCGTAACAAGTAAGCTCTATATGGGAACAGCAGCAGATAAGAAGATGGCATATTCATACAAACGTAAAAATAAGTTTGTTGGTAACTTCTTTGTTATTGATGATCCGAGAGATGCGGACCGTGAAGAAGAAAATAAAGTCAATGGTACTGTAAAGTTGTATGAATTCCCAGCAAAGGTTGAGATGAAGCTCAAAGAGGAAATCACTGATACGGAGAATGGATTAGGTTCTGCAATTTTTGATCCAAGTTCAGAAGGTTATAATTTCCTTTTGAAGATTTTAGCTACAAGGCGTGGTGCTGACGGTGAACAATGGCCTGATTATTCAACATCTACATTTTCAAGACGACCAGAAGCAATCGGAACAGATGCAGAAATTGATGGTTACATGGAAAACTGTCTTGATATAAATGAGTACATCAAAAGCATGTCAAAACCAGAAGAAGAACTTGTGAAATTGGTTAAGGATGAAATGCTATTCGATTTGATCCAGGATGAATATAACCAGTTACAGGCTAAAAGAGGCCGGGAAGATGGTACACAGGCAGAAACACCGGAGCCAGAACGTGAAGAACCAGCTCCGACAGATGCAGAAGTACCGCAAGATGATTTTGATGCATCAAGTAGCTCACAAGATGATGAAGATTTATTGAGAGAACTTGATGATATGTAAAAGAATTGGCCGTAACATTGGCAAACCCTGATAAAAATTGTAGATCGGTGCAAGAGGCGGGCCTTCAGCCAAAGGGTTTAATACCTGATTTAGATATTATAGATAATTAGAATAGAAATATATTAGAATGTAATTAGAATGTATTAGGATGATGAAAAATGAAAAACCCTGTTATTTGCGGCCAAGTAACAGGGTTTTTTTATGTTTACTTTTTTACTACTTTGTGGTAAAATATTACATACTTTTGGATAAACATATAAATACTCAATAAGGAGTGTTTATTATGGCAAAAGGTGGAAGTTTTGAACGAGAAGTAGCAGTTGATTTAACAATGTGGCTGACAGGTAAGAAAAAGCCTTATGTTTTTTGGCGTATGCCAGCAAGTGGTGGGCTTGCCACAATACATGAGGAGTGTGTGGATTTATCCGGCGATATCCGAGCAATAAAACCATTTGGTGAATTCTTAACAGATAGATTTAGCATTGAGTGTAAAACAGGATATCCCAGGACAAACTTTTGGCAGTTATTTAAAAAGATAAAACATTTTGATATAAAGGATTTTTGGGAACAGACGGTCAGAGATGCAGATAAACCAGGTAAATATCCAATGCTGGTGTTTAGAAAGAAGGGCCAGAAGAAAGTTATAGGCATTAGAGATTTGGAAGATTTGAGGTTGACATTTAGGGTGCCATTTTTGAGAGATTTACCTACACTGACCGTAAGATGGGGTGGAAAAGTTTTACCTTCGATGGTTGTTTATGATTTTGATGATTTTTTCAGCCTTGTTGGCCCTGATGATATAAAGGATTTACCGATATGAACACAGATAAACAGCCATGGGATGATATATTTGATTTTGAACATTATAGAGTATCAACCGTAAGGAAGATTATAACCAGGTGGAAAAGATATGAAGATACTAAAAAAGAAAAATGAAGATAAGTTTTCGATCACAAAAATTCTTACTGTAATAGGTTTGATTTTGGCTATTGTTGTATCCAGTTTCACTATTTATGACAGGTTTTCAGAAGATGAAGTCTTGACAATTGAGCAACGATTGAGTCCAGATGCCATGAAGGCACTCAAGAAAGGTGAAACTGTTCATATTGAAAAAGGCATAACACTTGAAAGGAGTGTAGACTAATGAATTTCAAAGAATATCTAAAAGAATCAAGTTTATCAAGGATATGGAAATTTATTGAAGATGATAAATATAGTTTTGGTGTTGTATCTGCATTTAGAACGGAGAACTCAGGTGCAGAAAATAAACAACTTCATAAAAATCTCAAAATACAAGTTCGAGAAATGGGATATGGTTTTATAGAAATGAAAGGAGGTTGGGTTGAAGAAGGTATGTTTTCATCCGAAGAATCTTTATTTATTCCTAAGATAAACAAAAAACAAATGTTAGAACTTGGTAAAGAATACGATCAATTCAGCGTGATATATAAAGATAAATCAGGTTTTTATGAATACTCACCATACGGAAAAGTATTGAGTAAATTCAAACACGGTAAAGGTGCAGAAAATCTTGAATTAGCTAAAGAACTTTTGAAATCATTTTTCTCTTCATTGAAAAGGGGTTCCCATAAAGGTAGAAAATTTCTATTTAAAATGGAAGAAAAAGAACCAGCATCACTAAATAGATTAGCATATCATAATGAACCTTTACAATGGTTTACTATTTTGGAGGAGAAATGAGATCGCCAGCGTTTTTTATAAGTCCTAAAGGACAGGTGGTTGATACGGAAATCAATCATATCGCAACTATTGTTGCAAACCCTAAAAAATTCGGTTTGACTAAGGAATACTTGCAAGTGGTATATGATAAACACGGAGAGAAGATGAACACGGAAGGAAAGGCCAGACATGAAATTATATTGAGATTAATCAAACAAGGTTGGATAAGAATACGCCGGTACAAACAATTCTGGTCAATCAATGTGGATAAACTCACAGGCAAAGTCAAAGCTGAGTTACAAATGTGGGCACATGATTTGATTCAAGGTAAATTGGGTTCATATAAAGAACAAGATATCTATATGGACGTTAGAATTGATGATGGTATGAAAGTATCAGCATCAAAAATCAAAGTCATGGCTCAAGGTGGATTGAGAGAAGCAAGAGAGAAAGGTGTTGATGTTGATTATGAATTTGTCAAGGTTGAAGAATTAGAAGATATAGAGCCTTATGATTTTGTAACAGAGGAGCTTGAGAGTGTCAAAGATAAACGTAACAAATAAAACATATCCAAATATCGTAATAGCATATTTGTTTGATAAATTGTTACATCCAGAGGAAGTTTCAGTTGGTAATGAGTTGTTTGATAAGTTTGTGCTCCAATTGAAAAAGAAAGGTTTTTTACCTATCATTCGAGATTACTATTTGAATATGGATTCACAGGATAGGTTGAAATACAAATTGATAAAGGATGGTTTTGAGGCAATTACAACTTCAAACACTGTAATTCAAATTGTACCAGAGAAGTTTGAGAAGAAGCCAGAAACACCGGCACAGAAGATAAAGAAACAAAAAGGCGGTATAATAAAACGGATGCTCAAAAAGATAGTGTCCGGCTTTGAAACCGACAATGAACATTTTGATTACCTACTCGAACAGATGGAAGATTTGATCAAAGATTTTGAAGATGAACAGAAAAAATTATGGGGAAAAAATTGGAGGAAGAAATAAATGGGTGAATTAACAGGTAGTGGATATACACAGGGAGAGAAGATTTCAGCAGACACGGCGGTTACTCCGTCAACACCAGAAGATAAGTTTGCAACTGATGTTCCTGATGTTTTTGCAGATGGAGAGAAGAATGGTATACCAGTTTTTGATGTATCATCTTCTGAGTTTTATAAGAACATGAAAACAGATAGGTTACGTCTTAGATTCAAGAGTGGTTCAAATGCACAGGCATATCAAAGCCAAAGCAAGTACAGGCGACCGTTCTTTATTCGTAACCAGGATGATGGTTACACATATAAAATAAAATAAGTGGGGTGAGTAAATGTTTAGACAAATTCCAATTGAAATAAGTGTTGGTTGTACGGTCATACTATTAACACCAGTTCAGGTTCCAAGTACCGGTTTACCTATAGTTGAGTTTATTCACAGCATGGTAGTTAAAATAAAAGTTCAAGGTCCAGATAAATGGATTTATGCTGAAGACCCTAAAAATCCAGGTGGTTATTTAGTAGTTCCAGAGTGGAGAGTGGTTCGATATACTTATGGTGGTATATGGTTAGACAATCGTAAATTTGATCAAATGAGAATTGATGCTCAAAACCAGAACATTATTGCTCAAAAGAACCCTAAGGCTACATCAGCCACAAAAAAATCAGGTGCAGGTAGGCCACCGGTAGGTAGACCACCTAAACCATAGAATAGGTGTTGTTATGTTAAGAAATTGTGTATTGTTGGTTGATTTCAACAATTTGATGTTCCGTATGTTATTTGTAAAGGATGTTGGTATTAAATATGAATATCCTAATTTTCCATTGTGGAGATATAAAGTATATGATTCTATATACCAATCTATAAAATATGTTGGTGATGTTTCAGAGGTTATCCTTGCAGTTGATGATAAGAACTCATGGAGGCGGTCATATTTCCCACGGTATAAAGAATCACGTAAGAAGAAACGAGAAAAGACAGATGTGAATTGGCCAAAAACATTTCATGTGGTCAATAAATTCATAGGTGATTTGAAGCATCATTTTCCTTTCAAAGTTCTCAAATTCCCATCAACAGAAGCCGATGATATTATAGCTATCCTTGCGCTCAATTCTGATAAAGAAACTATCATTACATCTAATGACGAAGATTACCTTCAACTCTGTTCTGACAGAATAAGAGTTTTCAATCCATCAGAAAGAAAATACAATACATGTGCAGATACTAATAAGTTTCTCATAGAGAAGTGTTTGATGGGTCAGGCCAAAGATGATATATTCAATGTAAAAACTCCAAATAATTGGGGTCAGACACCGGAAACTAAAGGTAAAAGAAAGCCAGGTCTTGGTAAGGTTACGGCAGATAAAATTATAGCAGGTGGTTATCAGAAGTGGCTTGATGAAAACTATTTCAACGATAATTTCCATAGGAACCAGGTGCTAATAGATTTCAACCGGATACCACAGACAATCAAAAAAAGAATTCTCAAAGGATATGATAATTATAATTTTCCACCACCTGAGAATATGTATCCATTTTTCAAGAAATATCAGATGAAAGGTTACGTTGAAAACTTTCATTCAGTGGAGCAGGTTTTAATGAGGTTGTATAGGTGAAAACCACAGTCGTAAATATAAATAATTCGGAACATGAAGTGTATATTGGAAGGCCAAGCAAGTACGGCAATCCTTATAGAATAGGTAAAGATGGAACAAGACTGGAGGTGATAATTAAATTTAAGGAATGGCTATTAGGTAACAAAGAACTAATGAATGACATTATGGAATTGGATGGTAAAATATTAGGTTGCCATTGTAAACCACAACGGTGTCACGGTGATATTTTAGTTGAAGTTATCGAAGCCAAAAAACGTGAACAGAAATTTTTCAAATAGGAGAAAGTATTATGAAACCCAGGTATGTTATCATAGACGAATATGAGAGAGCAAAATTTGAAAAGGAGTGGCAAATGCCATATGGGTATTCCCATTGTTTCATTACTACTGAGCCTCAAGATGCTATACGGCGACTTGAAAATCATTATGAAGAAAATGAAACAACGGTTATTATTGAAAAGATTTCAGAGGGAGGATATATAGAACTTTTTTATAGAAGATAAGAATTTTTGACCAATACGTATATGAATTTGGGTCAAAACAAAGAATGAGATTCAAGGGCGGCGGGGGTGGTTTGATATATTCCTAATTAGTTACGGATTGTATTATCAAGTTAGAATCTCATTCTTTTTTTTCGTGAAAAACGATTACATAACGTGAAAAACAGTTACAGGGGATGAAATGAAAAGCATATTCATTACAGAAAAGACGTTAGATAGTATGTGGTTTAGTTTGTTGAGTGAAGTTTATAGACATGGAAGAAAAAATCATATTGATGCAGGAAGTTTCGCAGGTTCAAATAGGTTAGAGTTTGATTTTGTGGCTGGTACTATTGAGTATCCAGCTACCCGACCACTGGCACCCATTATGCCGGATGGTGTTCCACCAGTTACCACTGATGAAGCAATTGGTGAGTATTTTGTCAATTACCTTATGGATGGTATCAATTTATCAGAGAATGAGCACTACAGGTATGCTACGTGGCTTACAGGTGGTTCCTATAAGCTACCTAAAGCCGAATTTGGGCTTGGTACGGATTATGTGTTTCAAGGCCAATTAGATGTGTATATGCACGTTCCAGATCAGGTTACATGGTTGATTGAGCATTATAAGGAGAAAGGATTTGGAAACAACCATTGTTACATTCAAGTTGGTTATCCAGAATCCAATTTTGCTTACAATATACCATTCGAGAATGAGGCAGAAAGGCAAACAAGTCCATGTCTCCGTGGTATTGATACACATATAAAAGATGGCAAGCTACACATGGCAGCTATTTTTAGATCATGGGATTTGTATGGTGGTTGGCCAGAGAATATGGGTGGATTTACAATGTTAGGAGAATATATTGCTAATGAATTGGGTATCGAAATGGGTCCGTTATCATTTTCATCATTGAAACTACATCTTTATGATTTCCAATTAGAAGCAGTCAAACAGAGGTTAAATTTGTGAGTGAAAAGATAATAGATGAATTTGAAGAAATGATAGAAGATGTTTGTGGTGAAAAACCAAATATAAGATTACCAGATAAACATAGACCGACGCCAGATTTTTATGATATATATCATGAAGAATTCATGAAGTGGTGGGAAGAAAGAAAGGAAGAAAAATATCATATGAAGATGCACGTAAAATGTCCGTGCGGAGAAAAATATGTAGTTTATTCAGAGCCGGATAGAGTTGAAGATTTTGTAACATGGTCAGAAACAGGAACAAGTACATCAAATTCTTATTATAGTTTCAATCAACACGTAAGTCATGAAAGGTTTTTTTGTTATAAATGTGGTAAACCATTCTCCGTTACAGGTAGTAAAATAGTAAAGATAAAAAGTAATCAACTGGAGGTAGTTTTGTAAGTTGGAATTGTCAGATAATGCAAAGAAGATATTTAAAGATTTATATTGTTTCCAAGGGGAGACAATCGAAGAAACATTTAGAAGAATAGCAGAAGATTTTGGAACAAACGAAGAAGAAAAAACAACAGCATTTGAATTATTATCAGAAGGAACGTGGAGGCCTAATACACCGGCATTTTTGAACGCTGGTACGAAACATAAAGTATTTTCAGCGTGTTATGTTGTAGGACTTGATGATAGTATGGATAGTATTTATGACATAACAAATGTTGCCCGTAAGATATTCCAATTTGGATCAGGAATTGGTATCCCGATTGGAAATTTACGAGAAAAAGAGGCTTATATATACGAAAATGATAGAACAAAACCACCAGAAGGTCAGAGCAGCGGCCCGCTTTCATTCATGAAGTTATACGATGCAGTAGGTGAAACCACAAAATCAGGTGGTCGTGTTAGGAGAGCAGCAATATTGTGCTCACTTCCATGTTGGCACCCGGATGTAAAGAATTTTATAAATTGCAAAGAGATTGATGGCCGGTTGGTTAATATGAATATTTCCGTTTTGATAACTGATAAGTTTATGCAAGCCCTTGAGGATGGCACAACTTTCAATTTATTAACACCAGTTGATGGTTCAAAGGTTGGTGAAGTTGATCCTTTGGAGCTTTGGAATCGCCTTGCAGATATGGCACATAAATCAGCCGAGCCAGGTGTTATTTTCATTGATAATGTCAATAAATACAATCCTTTAATCAAAGATATATTGATCGAGACATGTAATCCATGTGGAGAACAATTTTTAACCCCCTTCAGTTGTTGTAATCTTAGCGCAATAAATCTCTTGAAATTCGTAAGAAAAAATGGTACATATGATTGGAACAAACTCTATAATACAGCTAAGAAGGTAGCAAAGCTGATGGATAACACTATTGATATAATGGATTATCCAGACCCACGATTTGAGGAAAATACTAAAAAATACAGGCAGATAGGTGTTGGCCCCATGGGCCTCGCAGATACCCTTTTTGCGCTCAACCTTAGATATGATGGACCCGATGGCAGGAAGTTTGCGGCAGATGCTATGAGGACAATGACCACAGCATGTGTGGAAGCCAGCGCAGATATAGCAAAAGTTCATGGTACTTTTCATAATTACGACAGATACCGTGCAGACGTGGAACGGATTTTATCTGAACACATGTCCGATGATGCACGGTTTGAAAAGGTAATTAATAAGGTTCGCAGACATGGAGTTAGGAATTCTCAGTTCACAACTGCCATGCCGACAGGAACCACAGCACTCTCTTGTGATGCATCTTATGGTATTGAGCCGATGATGGGTCTTGTGTTTAAGAAGAATTTGATATCCGGTGATGTTATGAACATTGTAAATCCGGTGTTTGAGGCCAGATATAAGCGTGATCCGTGGTACTCTGATGTTTTGGTTGGTAAGATAGCCAGTAACGGAGGGTCACTAAAAGGAATTCATGGTATCCCTAAAGAGGTCCGAGATGTATTTGTGGTTGCACATGATATTGGATACAAAGCAAGGATTGATATGCAATCAGAATTACAGAAACGATGCTCCACAGCTATATCAAGTACCATAAACTTAGCAAAAGACACACCAAAGGCTGAAGTAGCAGATTTGTTCAGATATGCATATGAAAAGGGGCTGAAAGGTGTCACGATATATCGTGATGGGTCAAAGAAAGGCCAGCCGGTATCATTTACAAATGGTAATAAGACAACAGAAGAATTTCAGAGGCCTAATCGGTTGAACTCTGAGACATTCATAGTGGAAACCGGTAATGGAAAGATGTATGTTACAATTTCAGATGATAATGGTAAACCAGTGGAGGTTTTTCTATTTCTTGGTAAATCAGGACAGATATTGAATACATTTACTGAGGCGTTAGGAAGATTGTTTTCGTTGGCACTACAATCTGGTGTACCGGTAAGCAAGTTGACTAAAACTTTGCGTGGTATCAATAGCGATAGTCCAGTGTGGCATAAATTTGAGCCTACAGACTTAAAACCGGCACAAATTTTATCAATACCGGACGCAATTGCGAAACTTTTAGATAAATACTATTTGAACGTGCGTGATTTTTCAAATGGTGGAAGTAGCGATCAGATTTGCCCGAAGTGTGGGTTGAATATGAGCGCAACAGAAGGATGTTTTTCATGCACATGTGGACATAGTAAATGCTCATAAGGAGGTGATCGTATGCCAAGACAAGACGGAACAGGACCAGATGGTAATGGACCAGCAACAGGTAGAGGGTTGGGAAATTGTAAACCTACAATTGGAAGTCCTAATCAACAGCCTAATCAACCTTGTGGACGTGGCAGGGGCTTGAAACCTTGTGGTGGTGCCGTCAAAAAGACTGCCCGTGGATGCCAAGGACAAGGACAAGGTAGAGGCAGAAAGCAAGGAAGGCCATAAATGTTTGAAGATATAATTGATGGTGACAAACGGAGAAAGATAGTTCACTGCAAAAAATGTAAGCAGTATTACTTTAATCCGCCTAATAAAGAGTGTCCGGTATGCGCCGGTGCTCCGAGAAGGCGGATTAATCTATTTGATGAAACAAAGAGGTTGAAAAAAGAAGATGTTTGATGATATAATAAAAAAGAGATATGATTTTGATGTGATAAGGAAAGATTTGGGTCGTTATCTTGATACGATAACCAATCCGGTAGATTTTGTTCAAATTAGATATATTGCTTATGGAATAATATCATATTTTAATGCATACGATGATATTTCAGAAGTAGATGTTACATTTGATAAGGATTACAAAAAAATTACGATTGAATTTGATAATAAAAAAATGATATTTCCGATAGGTAAATAAAATGTTTGATGATATATTGAAAAAAAATTATGATATTGATGTGATAAAAAGAGATATAGAGATATATTTAGGTGTTCTTTTATATGAGATTATGGATACATGGACACTCAATAAGATACTAATTGATGTGAACGCTTATTTGAAAGGTTATTATGGTTTGGAAACATCCGGTGTTTCCTATGATTTTGATAAAAAAACGGTCATAATCACAATTGATAAAGAGACTTTGCATTTTCCAGTGGAGAATTGAATGTTTGATGATATACTACCAAAAAGGAAAGGTTTTTATGAAGAAATGAAGGAGAAAATGGCAGAACAAGCTAAAAATGCAAAAAAAGATATTGAGCCTATTGAACCAGATTATTTTGATGAACTTATTGATATGGTTAAAGAATTGACAGAAGAAATTGAACAGGCGGACCTTGATGTTTGATGATATTTTGAAAAATCCTGGAATTTTGGGATATTGTGAGGATTGCAGAAATGGACATTTTATAATTCAAGGTGGTAATTCTTTAATGTGTCATGTTAAGGGATATACGGTTAATAGAAAATCTTCTTGCCTGTTGTGGGCATCCCGTGGGTTACATAAAACAAAAAGTAAAATAAAAGTAAAATAAAGACTTGACAAACGGCAATTCGTGTGTTATCTTATAGTAAATAAAGGAGATAACATAATGACAAAAAACGAATTTGAAGCATGGGTGGAAGCAATGGAAGATGGTAAGATAGGTTTTTGCCGGTATTGTGGAGCCGAGTTGACGGTAGGTGAGATTGATATTTGTGATGGCTGTTTTGATTCAGAACAAGTGAGGATGTAATTATGTTGTTATGTGATGAAGATAAATTAGATGCTTTATGGTTTGAAGCTCAAAATACTTCGGCTATAGAAAAGGAATTTGACAGGTTGATGGAAACAGAACTTGATGAAACATTTTCTGAACTTGATGAAACATTTTCTGAACAAATTCAACTTGAGTTACCATTCCGAAGTCAAAACACATAAAAAGAAAGGAATAATATGTTTAGTAAAAAATTCCAGCCTTCCGAGCGGAAATATGGTATTTTATTAATACCCAGCGAATATAGAGATTTGTTTCCAGCAGGTGGTGAAATTGTTACAATATCCATTGATGGTGTTGAATTCAAGAAAAAGATGCACAAACAATCTGCCAGGATTGATGGTGTAACAAAAGAGATACATAAAAAATATGAGACATCAATTACGGATACTATCACATATGATGTCACTGATGGGTATATAAAACTATCAATCAAAAAAGAATCACCTAAATGGACAGAAGATGAATACAATGAATGGTTGGGTGATGCATATCCCATGAATGGTGAAGAAATCGCCGGAGCTTTGAATTATTCACGGCAGAATGTTTCACAATTATTGAAACGATCTTTGAGTAAATGTTATTTACATTTGACAAAGACACAAAAGGATATGACCCCATTTGAGATAGCAGCATTGATGGCAAGAATGTTCAATGTTGGTGTCAATCCAGAAGAAGAAAGCGAAGCGGAAGTCAGGAAACTCTTCAAGTTATTTCCTGCAAAAATCAGGAGAAAAATAAAAAAAGATGCAACAGAAAGATTTGGTATTATGTAGAAATTGCTTTAACTGTAAAATAAAGAACGATAAAGTGTCCTGTAAATTTGGAAATTTTTCAAATGAGGATTTGAAATTTCTATTATATGTACCATCAGATTTTGATTGCGAAGAATATGAGGAATAGGAGAGGAAAATGAGCTTGAGCGAAACATTACTCAACGAAGGTAAAAGTTGGGCTACAATCCAGAAAAAGGTAAACATAATAAGAAAAAATATTGATAAGATTGATACTGATATTTGGCAACTACAAATGGATGTTCGTAAGATGGGAGCAGAGCCAGAGGATTGGAGAAATTCAAGTAGTTATGCAACTGATGAACTAAAAGATGTAATGGATAAAGTCCAAGAATTAGTTGATTTATTCAATAGTTGATTTATTCAAGTAAAGGAGAAAAATGTATCCAATGTTCTATAAAACATCTCAAGAAGCATTTGATTATGATATGGTGTATGTAACTCAATTTTATCATGGTAAACTTTGGGTTGTGTGGAAAGAAATGGCAACCGGTAACACAGTGACATCAGATTTTGAGGAAATTGGTTATAAACCTGAATATCCAGTAGCAGAATAAAGAAAGGAAATATTCGTGGAGATTAAATTTGTAAATGAAGAAAGCCCTTATTACCGGGATCACCGGTCAAGATGGTTCGTACTTAGCAGAATTTTTATTGAAGAAAGGCTATGAAGTTCATGGTATAAAAAGACGTTCATCATCATTCAACACAGGGAGAGTTGATCATCTCTATGTTGACCCACATGAAGTAGATGCCAAATTTTTCATGCATTATGGAGATTTGACAGATGCTACCAATCTAATTAGAATTATTCAAGAAGTCCGTCCGACAGAAATCTACAATTTAGCAGCACAAAGCCATGTTCAAGTATCATTTGAAACACCTGAGTACACAGCTAATTCAGATGCGTTAGGAACTTTGCGCTTACTTGAAGCTATCAAAATATTATGCTTGAATACCCGTTTTTATCAAGCATCCACCAGTGAGCTTTATGGTCCACAGAAACCACCACAATCAGAAACCACCCCTTTCAATCCTTGTAGCCCTTATGCAGCAGCAAAACTTTATGCTTATTGGATTACGGTAAACTACCGTGATGCATATCGTATGTTTGCGTGTAATGGCATACTTTTCAACCATGAATCACCCCGCCGTGGAGAAACCTTTGTAACCCGTAAGATTACAATGGCAGCAGTCAATATCAAAAAAGGTAAGCAGGATGTTCTTTATCTTGGAAATCTTGATGCTAAACGAGATTGGGGTTATGCCGGTGATTATGTTGAAGCTATGTGGTTGATGCTCCAACAGGATAAACCAGAAGATTTTGTAATAGCAACAGGCGAAGCACATTCAGTTAGAGAATTTGTTGAGAGGGCATTCAAGGAAGTTGATATCAAAATCAAGTGGAGTGGAGAAGGGATACATGAAATAGGACAAGACAGTAAAGGAAAAATACTTGTAAAGGTTCACCCACGGTATTTTCGCCCAACAGAAGTTGATTATCTTTGTGGTGATCCATCAAAGGCTTATGAAAAATTAGGTTGGAAAGCAAAAGTACAATTTGATGAACTTATAAAAATGATGGTAAAAGGAGATATGAATGGATAAAAAGTCAAGGATTTATGTGGCAGGTCATAACGGTATGGTTGGTTCCGCAATCATCAGACATTTGAAACATGAGGGATATACAGATATCATTGATGGTTGTGGTATGGATTTGAAACGGCAAGATAAGGTAGAGGATTTTTTCGCAGCATACAGACCAGATTATGTTTTACTATGCGCTGCAAAAGTTGGTGGTATCATTGCCAATAGTACATATCCAGCAAACTTTATTTATGATAATTTGATGATACAGTCAAATGTTATTCATGCAGCACATCAGTATGGAGTGAAGAAATTTCTTTTCCTTGGAAGCTCTTGCATCTATCCTAAATATTGTCCCCAGCCAATGAAAGAGGAACATCTATTATCAGGTTATCTTGAACCAACAAATGAGCCATATGCAGTAGCCAAGATAGCCGGTATCAAGATGTGTCAGGCTTACAACAAACAGTATGAAGGTACGAAGTATATTTGTGCCATGCCCACGAACCTTTATGGCCCCGGAGATACTTACGACATAGAGAAATCTCATGTAATACCTGCCTTGATAAAGAAGTTTACCGATGCCAAAAAGAAAAATGGGAATGTAATGCTTTTAGGAACAGGTATGCCACGCCGTGAATTCTTATATATTGATGACCTTGCTGATGCGTGTGTATTCCTTATGAATAATTATGAGGAGTCAGAGATTATCAATGTTGGAACAGGTAAAGATATACAGATTTATGTATTAGCACATTTAATTTCGGGCCTCCTTGAGTTCACCGGAAATTGTGCTTTTGATGATAGTGTTGATGGTACTTCACGAAAACTATTGGATGTTACCAAAATGAAAAATCTTGGTTGGGAAGCTAAGACAGATTTAAAAACCGGTCTTGCTAAAACCGTTTTACATTTCATGGCAGATATGGTATAATATTTGAAAGGAAAAATAAATTATGAGGTAAAATTGTTTGATTGATTTACAAGTAGTATCTGATTTTGCATACCAATATTTACAGAAAGTTACAATACAGAAAGCAGGAACACATTTTCATACCAGATGCCCCCTTTGCGGAGATTCAAAGAAAAGCGCACGGAAGAAACGATTTCATTTAGATTGGCACAATGGAAACCCAGGTTATCATTGTTTCAATTGTGATGAATCAGGCCCATTTCTAAAGCTATATGCTATTGTCAAAGGCATATCCGAGCAGGAAGCCAAGAAAGAACTTTTCAAATACGACAGCAATCGTATAAAGAGAAGCCTTGCCAGAAGAAAATCCAATGAAGAACCTATCAAAATAAAATCCAATAAATTCAATTATATTCTGAATGATTGTATATCAGAAGATAAAGCCACTGAAAGCGTCCTTTCAGATTATTGGATGGATATATTGAGAACCTTCCGAGAAGAAAGACAAATCCCAAAAGAGCAAAAACTGTATTACTGTTTTTATGGTAGGTATAGGAATAGGATAATAGTTCCGGTATTCAAAGGTGATGATATTATATATTTCCAGGGCAGACGTATTCCAGGTTCACCTATTGAACCAAAGTATTTGAACCCGACAACTGAGAAGCAGATAATAATTCATAATGAGGAACACTTTGACAGAGACAAATATATAATCGTTACAGAGGGCCTTATTGATGCTTTCATGGTTGGTGATCAAGGTACATCATGTCTTGGCAAAGAAATTTCAGAGCCATTTTTGAAGGCACTTTTCAGCCTAACAGATAAAGGTGTAATCATTGCCTTAGATAATGACAAAGACGGTAAGAAATCGCTTGATAAGTTTATGAAAAATAATGCATATAAACAGAGATGCCGGTATTTTTTGATGCCAGATAAATATAAATATCACTGTAAAGATGCTAATGATATAAAAACAAAGTATAACATTGAAAACCTATATGAACTAATAGTTGAAAGCTCATATAGTTTTACAAAAGCATATCTTATGACTAAGATGTGAACAAGGAAAGGAAAATTTGGAGGAAGTATGAAATGAGAACGACAGATATCGGTACGGATTATGTGAGAATTGATGAAGATAGTATCAATAGTTTTTTAGGTGTGGAACGTGTGCATATAATCGAGTTACTATTTTTCAAACCGACAGAAAGAAAAATCAAAAAGGTA